TTGCGTGAGTACCGCCTTTGGAAACGGGCAGGATGTGGTGAACTTCCTGTACCGGGATCAGCCGCCCTTCCTTGAGGCACATCTCACAGAGGGGATGCTCCGCCGCATAGCGGTCACGGATGCGTTTCCACGCTCTGCCGTATTTGCGGTTGACATCGGAGCTGCGCTCGTATTTGTCGTACTTGCGGCGTTCTTCCACACGGTGCTGTTCACAAAACTGTCCTTCACAGAGGTTGGGGCAGCCGGGGTGAGAGCAGGGCCTGAGTGGTCGCTTGGGCATTTGCTCACCTCCTTCGGGTATAAGAAAAGCCCCACGGGATTTGACTCCCATGAGGCTCGTTCCATATTTTCTTCGCATTATAATGATATCATAAAGCGAGGATGTATTATAGTGGCTTTTAGTGGCTTGTTTCGCCGGAATCAAGGATTTTCTGCACTTCATCCAGGGCTTTGCCATGCAGCCGAAAGACCCATCGGCGGTTGTGGTACAGGCTCACGGTGATTTCTTCCCATGTTTCGCCACACAGATACCGCTTCTCCAAGAGAATGCGGAACTTCACATCATCGACCTTGCCGATAACATCTACGATGTCTTTCTTGATTTGTACCAACCGATCCATATCCGCAGCAATCTCATTTTGCAGGTCGATGATTTTACACACGGCATCTGCCATCGTGGAGCCGCCGTGATTGGGATTCCTCGGCATACCCGTCAGCGTGGCGGTGCATTTGGTAGCAAGCTCGTTCAGGGACTGTATCTGCTCGGTCTTGCTCTTGATTCGCTGATCCAAGAGATATGCCTGGTTCAAAAATTCCTTTGCCTTCATGCCGCCGCCTCCTTGCACACCATGCGGCGAACACCTGTCATGAGATATTCGCCGTCAAGGTCGGTCAGCATTCCATACCAACCGGAACGGAAAAATCGCTCCAGGCTTTTTACCTCGGCGGCGTAATCCTCGTTATTCGGAAAGCGATAGTGCCGCTTGAGAGCTTTTTTGTAGTCTTTTACGGCCAGTTCTACAATGGCGTTGGCTAATGCCTGATAAGGGTTCATATTCGTACCTCCGATATTTTGAGATCCTCGGATCGGCACGGGTTTTCATAGATTGTCTCAGATTTTCAAGTCCGCTTTTACGGCATCGATAAGAGCCGTTTGCGTATGCTCCTTTTGGGAGAGGGCTTTCATGATGCGCTCGTCAATGGTGCCCTTGGTGATGATGTGCTGCACCACTACGGTTTCGGATGTCTGTCCCTGCCGCCATAGGCGAGCCACGGTCTGCTGATATAATTCCAATGACCAGGTAAGGCCGAACCACACAAGCGTGGAGCCGCCGGACTGAAGATTCAGACCGTGTCCTGCCGATGCTGGGTGGATCAGCGCCACCGGGATTTCACCGTTATTCCATCTGCGGATACTGTCGGAGTCATCCAGGCGGGAAAACGGGATATGCAGTTTTTTCAGCCGCTCGGATATGCGGGTGAGGTCATGCTTGAACCAGTAGGCTACCAGTATAGGCTTGCCGTTTGCTGCTTCGATGATATCCTCCAGAGCATCCAACTTGCGGTCATGGATTTGGATGACCTTGCCGTTATCGTCATAGATTGCGCCGTTTGCCATCTGCGACAGCTTGCCGGAGAGGGATGCGGCATTGGCGGCGGTGATCTCGGCATCTCCGAGAGACAGCACCAGTTCCTGTTTCAAATCGGTGTATTTCTGCTTCTCCTCATCGGAAAGACGCACGGCATATTCGCTGCTGACCAGTTCCGGCATTTTCAGATGGTCTGTCGCTTTCATGGAGATGGTGATGTCGGAAATCTGCTTATAAATGGCATCCTCCGCATACGGCAGCGGCTTGTAGCTGTAGATGATCTGCCCGTTGCGCTTATCCGGCATGAAATAGTCGGTGCGGTACTTGGTGATGAAGCGTCCCAGCCGCTGACCCATGTCCAGGATGCGGAACTCTGCCCATAGATCCATCAGACCGTTGGAAGCGGGAGTGCCGGTCAGCCCTACGATGCGGTTGACCTTGGGCCTGACTTTCAATATCGACTTGAACCGCTTTGTGTTGTGGTTCTTGAAAGAGGACAGCTCGTCAATCACAATCATATCAAAGGTGAACGGGATGCCGCTTTCTTCGACAAGCCATTGGACATTTTCCCGGTTGATGATGTAAATATCAGCCGGTCGCATCAAGGCAGTTTTGCGTTCTGACTCTGTGCCGACAGCCACGGAACAGATGAGGTTCTGCAGATGATCCCACTTATCGACTTCCGCTGTCCATGTGTCCCGTGCCACCCGCAGCGGTGCGATGACCAACACCCGATGCACCTCGAAGCTGTCGAACAGCAGGTCGTTGATCGCCGTGAGGGTGATGCTCGTCTTCCCAAGTCCCATATCCAAAAATACGGTGGCAACGGGATGTGTTTCGATGTAATCCACGGCATAGGTCTGGTAATCATGTGGACTGTATTTCATCAAGGATACCTCCGATTTGCTCCTCGGCATCCAGGACATATACCGGAAAACCAAGTCTGCGCAGTAATTTGTGCCGCGAAAGCTGAAGTGGGCGGGGCTTTTCGCCGGGAGCCTTTACTTCCACAAAGGCAAAATGGCAACCTGGCAGAAGAACGATTCGGTCGGGCATCCCGTCAAATCCGGGAGACACGAACTTCGGACAGATGCCGCCCCGCTTCTTAACCATCAGCGTTAATTTTCGCTCGATTGTTTTTTCTCTCATAATGCTTTCTCCTGTTGAGATTTAAGGCCTGGGTTAACCTCGTTGAAGGTCATTTACAAGACTTCTTCTTATGGGTTTTATGAAAAATCTCCCTAAGAGACTTTTTGTATTTGATCTTAATCGAGGTTAACCCAATGGTCTGTCAGTTAAGGAAATCCTCACTGCCCGCATCGTCCGGTTTCAGCCGCACACCCTTGATAAAACGCTTATTTTTAACCTTGATACGGTCAAAGCCTACACCCTCAAGAGCAGTATAGAAGTCGGCGGTGCTGCGGACATACTCGTTGGTATCTACACAATAGTTGCGGTATGCCTGGTACAGCGCATTGGAACTCTCTCTGTAGCTGTTGCCGACCTCGCACCTCTCATCGAGAAAGTTGCCGAACCAGTCGTTTTGCGCGCGGTAATCGTCAATGGCTTTCTGCACGGTAGCCGGAACCGGGAATTTGTAGTCCAGGTCAATGACCTTTTTGGCTCCTTCTATGACCCATTCGAGAATGCTTTCTCCGGCATTCTGATACAGGTAGTCGCCGTAGTTCTTGATGTCGCTCTTTCCCTCAATCTTGGCATCGAACGGGATCACGATTAGGCGGCGCCAGGTGCCGTCATCGGATGCACTGACCTTGGGCAGATGGTTGGTGTACAGCACCAGGCTGTGACTGGGAGAAAAACTGAAGGGGTCTTTGTACTTTTTCTCCGCAAAGATATCGTCCACGGAGCAGAGCTGCTTCACAGTGGAATCGTTCAGCCGTGCGCCTTCCTGCATTTCGGCTGCAATGAGCAGACGCTTGCCCTTGACCTCAGCCATTTCCGGCTTCACATTGCGGCGACATCCGAAGGTCAGTGTGTCGGCAGAAATGTTGCCGCTATAAAGGCCGAGAACACGGGATACGGAGTTCCAGAAGGTGGACTTACCGTTGCGACCGCAGCCGTATGCGATAATGAGGGCTTCGACCTCGACCTTGCCAACAGCGGCAAGACCGCAGATCATCTGCACATAGTCAATGAGCTCCCGGTCGCCGCAAAAAATGGTGTCCAGGCAGTCGAGCCAGATCTGTTTGCCACGGTCGCTGGGAGAAACGGTGGTCGTTTTGGTGATGAAGTCCTCCGGCGAATGCTCCCTTGCACCCGCCATACCGAGACGCAGGTCATAGGTGGCATCTGGGGTGCAGAGCAAGTAAGGGTTGGCGTCCAAGTCCTGCGGAGTGATCTCAAGCATCGGACGGGACTCTTTCAGTGTGGCGGTGATGTTTTTGGAAGCGCGGCGCTGAATGACATAGGACTGATATGCCTTTGCAGCGAGGAAGGCTTTATAGGCTTCCATCTGCTCATCGTTCATCATGCCCTCGGCCTTGGCCTTGCTGTTGTTGTCCAGAATGTCCTGTGCGCCGCAAGCCTTAAGAGCAGCAAGAGCAGCAATCATATCCGCAGACGCTTCTTTCAGCTGACGGCGGGTCAGTTCGTGGGCAACAGCCTGCGCCCCGGGTTCGGTTTCCTGCCAGTATCGGCCGTTGTAACGGATGTAGTGGGTCGCTGGAGAATAACGCAGTTCCCCGGAGAAGTGCTTTGCCAGCACCTCTGCCTGTCCGACATCGGAGAAATCGTCCGGCTTATAGGAGGTATCATCGTTATACAGTTCGGGAGGAACATATCCGTCCTGCTGTTGAACTTTGGCATAGAACTTCTGTGCGCTGTGCCAGATGGTCATCAGTTCCTGCTGTTCCAGAGGAGGAGTGCATTTTTCTGCTTCTTCCATAAAGCACTGGAAAGCGGTGTCATTGTCACCGTACTTTTTGATGACGCGACCGGCAAAGCGGGACATGGTTGCATTACGGCTGCCTTCGGGAATGACCTGTGTGCCGCCGTGGGAACCACCAGGCATTTCCGCATCAAAATCTTCTGCGGACAGATACTCGCTTAAGGTCATCTCGCCAGGGTACAGTTCAACCTCTGGGTTTGCTGTTCCGAAAAAGAAACGGGCAGCATCCAGAGCCTTGGTGTCAAAATACGGGAAAATGGTGTTGACAAGTTTCTTCATTTCGCTGTAGGCGGCAGCGTCTGTCATGTAGTCAATGGGAAACAGCACATGGAACTTGGGACGGGCAGGTTTGCCGTTTTTCTCGCGCATATGAAAGCGACTGTAGTGAACGGCAAAGGTAATGCTGGGAAATGCCGCCTGGACATCTGCCGGAGTGACCCAATCGGCAGGATTCTCTGAGTGGTCATTGTCACAGTCCACAGGCAGGCAATCCGAACCGAGGAAGTTATCCCCGTTGCGGTAATGGTTCATGTACTCGGCACACACATAGTCGCGGCTGACCGCATCCGCAAAGTTAGCGGAGTCGGTCACCTCAAATCTGTGCGGATAGGAGCAGTTGCTGGGTGCGTTGATATAGTCAGCACTGTAAAGGGTGAACATGGTTTATACCTCCTCGCAAGTATTGGTGAAGTAGCGCAAGCGGTAGTTCTTCCATTTGGCTCTGCGAATTTCTGCTTCCATGCCGGCGGAGATGCGGTCGCCAAAGACCCACACCTCGCTGCACTTGCTCATCAGGGCATTTCCGAAGAACAGTCCTAACTGACGCTCTTTCGGATTGTTGTCATTCAGAAACTGCGGAAACAGCAAGTGGGGTGCTACAGGGATGTACCCCTTGTCCACGGCGAAGCGGCTGTACTTTCGGGCATTTTCGATATTCTCCGATACCGCCCCTGCATAAGGAGAGCAGATATACACGATGGGGCGAAAGGCTCGGAGAGCCTTTTCCTCTTTTTCTACGGCTGTCATAGCCTCATAAGCGGTGGGGTCGTAATACCCCTCGCTGTTGAATTTGTTGATACTCATGGGTTATACCTCGTCAGTCTTTCTTATAAAATTCCGTTTCATAGCCATCGGCACGAAGCTGTAATCCTTTCGCCCAGGGAGGGGTTCTGCCCATCTGATCGCATATTGCCTGCAAAGACATCCGGTGGTCGGCTTCGATGACCACTTCATCGTGGATGTGCATCACGATGGAACAGCAGCGGAGCGTTTTCATTGCATAGCAGAGAATGTCACGAGCCGTTGCCTGCACAATGTTCTCCACGAACTTGGGACCATAGCTGTCGAGCCGTTCCCACTTTTTTGTGCCACCGACACCTTCATAAGTGATACAGTCACCGCCGAACTTGTTCGTGCCGATCTTGGGCTTTACATAGGCAAGATGTCTGCCGGACGGGAGCATAATGAACAGCATCCCGCTTCTGCAGGAAAAGGTAATGCCGTGGGTCTCGTTGGTGTGCTTGAATCGAACAGCTTCCATAACGGCACGGTCGACCGCCCACCAGAACTGTACGATTTTCGGATTGGCCTGCCGCCATGCGCCTACAAGGGGCGGCAGTTCATCTTCGGTCAGTCCCATGTCAAGCGCACCCATTGCCCTTAGCGCGCCGACGGAGCCACCGTAGCCGAGAGCCAATTCTGCGATTTTGCCTTTCTGCCGAAGGTGTCCGTTGACGCCGTGCTTTTCGACAGGGACACCAAACATCTGCGACGCAGACGCACAGTAGATATCCTTTCCATCGGAAAAGACCTTCTGCCGCCATTCCTCTCCGGCAAGCCACGCAATGACACGGGCTTCAATGGCCGAGAAGTCGGCAACGATGAATTTGCGGTCACCTTGCGGCACAAACGCTGTGCGGATCAGCTGTGACAGTGTATCCGGCACATCTTCGTAGAGCATTTTCACGCCTTCAAAGTCGCCGCAGCGGACAAGGCCACGGGCTTCAGCAAGGTCGGAGAGGTGGTTCTGCGGCAGGTTCTGCATCTGAATGATGCGTCCTGCCCATCGGCCTGTGCGGTTGGCACCGTAAAACTGGAACATACCTCTGGCACGACCATCGGCGCAGACCGCAGTCCCCATTGTCTGGTATTTCTTTACCGAGGACTTTGCAAGCTGCTGCCGGAGAGTCAATACCGTTTGCAGTTCCGGTGGTGCGGTTTTCAGCATTTCTGATACAGCCTTTTTGCCGAGAGTATCGGTTTCCATACCGTTGTCCGAAAGCCACTGCTTCATCTGCTGCACGGAGTTGGGATTCTCAAGTGCGGTCAGTTCCTTCATTGCCTGCGTCAGTTCGGAGCGGGATCTGCCGTCCATTTGAATGGCCTGCCGCACAAGCTCCATATCCAGGGCAACACCACGGTCATTGATCTCCTGGTCGATGTGGTATTCGTCCCACACGCTGTCCGGCACGGGATATTTGGCAAGCCGCGTCTGAATGGACATTTCGGTCTCCACATCGCGGATGTTGTATTTTTTGAAAGCCAGCCACTTGTCCGGGGAGTGTGCCGGAAGGTTGCGGGTGCGCTGTCCGTTGGATTTGGTCGGTGCACAGGGCTGACAGAAATATTTGATGAGGTCTTTGCCTTCGGTCAGCTTCTGCTTTTCAAGCCCAAGAACCGCGCCGACACCTTCCAAGGAAAGCGGTAGTCCCATCGTGGCTGCCCAGACCATAGAGCATTTCCACGAGTCCGGCGCAAGGTAATCCCCGGTCGGAAAACCAAGAAAGCGGGACAGGCAGATGCGTTCAAAGTTTGCGTTGAAGGCCCACTTGGTTACGGAACCATCTGTCAGCGCCGACAGGACCTTGGCGGGAATCTGCTCTCCGCAGGCAAGGTCTACCTGCTGCACGCTGCCACCGTCCACACTGTAGGCAAAGAGCAGGATTTCAAATATGGGAGACTCCACATAGCGATAGACACCGGTTTTCGCAAGGTTCTGATCGCTGTAAGTCTCAATGTCGATTGAGAGAGTTTTCATATTCACCGGTCCTTTCGCTTACCCCAATAGGGCGGCAGATCGCTCCGCCGCCCACGGGGTATTGCGTTTTACTCGTGCATATTTTTCATGCGGGCTTCGTGGTATTCCACTTCACGAATAGCACGCTCTTTCTCAAGCTGCTGCTTTTCGGCTTCCCAGGCATCGTCCCTTTTCTTGCGCTCATGGTCATCGATGGCATCAATGACCGAACGGACAATCCAAAAGACCGCCAGCAACAGATACAGGCTGAGAAGCAGGATGCAAAGAATCGTAGTCAGTTCCATATTCGGTTACCTCCTTAAGCCAGAAAGTCATCATCGTCATCGGTTGCAAAGTCGGACTCGGCACTTGCCTTGCCGCCCAGGGGTTCACCGGCACGGATAAGCTGCAGATTGTTCAGACCACAGGCGATACCCTTGTTGCCGTTGCTGTTGAAAGCATACAGGTTGATGCTTGCACGGCCGTACACGCCGGAGTAAACCTCAGAGCGAGTCAGCACAGGGTTGCGGTCAGCGTCCACGATACCGGGCGCGGTAGCGGAGTTGGCATTGATGAAGTAGGCATTGGCATAAGCCGGATCGTCAGGGCGCTCAATGTCGCCGTCGCGGAGCGGGGTCTTGATGGCTGCGAGGGGCGGTACGATCTTTCCATTGCCCTTCAGCTTAGCCTGTCCTTCCTGATAGGCAGCTTCGATTGCCGCCTTGATCTTTGCGACCGTCTTAGTATCGGACTTGGGGATGATGAGGCTGACACTGTACTTGGGAGTGCCGCCGTTGATGCTCTTAGGCTCCCAGACATTGGCGTAAGACCAACGGGTGTCGGGACCGGTGATGACCTTCATGGGATTGTTGACTCTGTTTGTGTTGGTAGACATATTAAAATTCCTCCATAAAATCTGATTTTGCGGTGTTCATTGCCGGACGTTTATCGCTCTCCGGCACGAGCGTGGGTTTGCCTTGCGGCTTTTTAATGTAGGGAGCGAGAAGCTCATCAAAGCGGGATTTGCCGAGCAGTTTCTGCATGGCGGTGATGCCGAGCACCTTGCGCTCATAGGGGTCAAAGCCTGCGCTTTCAACAGCGGCGGCAACAAAGGCTTCACTGGTGTACTTGCGGTTGGAACGGCCTTCGACCAGTTTCCACCCGCTCCATTCCTTGCCGCTGACAGCCTGCTGAAGGGCATATTCCTTCACATCGGCTGCCCAAGCGGTCAATGCATCGACCTTTCCGAGAATGTCGGCAATCTCATCGTCGTCAAGGAGCGCTGGTTTCTCAAAGTCGTACCGTGCAAGAGCGAGATTGGTTTCTGCGCGTTCTCTGCACTCGGCTTTCGCCTTGCAGAAGCGGCACCACTCGCCGCAGGAGAAGTTGCCCTGTCCCTCGTAGGCAAGCTGTGCTTTCTGCGTCAGTTCCGTGTCTGCCCATTCGAGCAGAGCGTCCTTGGACATCTCGAAGATGCTGATATTCGACTTCCGGGGCTGATAGATGGTCATGCGGACGGTGTCAATATCGTAGATGCCGTCGAAAATCTCCAAGGCACCCAGGGCATAGAGCATCATTTGCGGGTTCCACTCTGCGCTGACCTCGACCCCTTTGCCATGCTTGTAATCGCAGATATTGAGCGTACCGTCGGCAATGAGAATGCAGTCGGCTGTTCCGAAACCGTCCTGCACCCAGTGAGAGAAATCCACCCGCTGTTCGATCATGACCACAGGGTCGGAGCAGGTTTGCTTTGCGGCTGTCAGAAGCTCCGTCACATAGGTAGCGTATCCGGCGGCACATTCCTCCATCTCCTCGTTGTACCAAGAGAGATTTTCGATGGGGCTTTCAGCCGGAATACCAAGTGCCTGCTTGAGCCGGAACTCGCATAGAGCATGGCAATCGCTGCCCTCGGCGGCGTAGTCGCTGCCTTTATCCTCGTAGGCTTCACACAGCCTTGCGGAGGGCGGGCAGTTGAGCCACCGCTCGGAAGACGATGCCGAGAGAATAGCGTGTCCTTTAGGTGGCATCGGTCAGCACCTCCGCATCGGCAAGCAGCGCCTTGTAGTGGACGGGGTCGATGCCGGACAGCTTTGCCGCACCGTACTTCTGGAGCAGCGTGCGGATCTCAGCGGTGTACCCCTTGCGGGACTTGTCCGCAAGAACGGCTCTGACCTGTTCCAGCGTCAGCGCAGGATCGGCAGGGGCGGCAGTGTCAGGGGCTTCATCAGCCGTGGTGCTGAACATCTCTGCCAGGGTGTTTGCCACTTCATTAATAGTGGCTGCGGCGCTGCGCAGGTCTTTGATCACCATATCCAATTCGCTGATTCTGCCCATTGACGTTGCCTCCTTCCTTGATTTGCTTCTGCTTGAGTGAGCGGTTGATGCTTTTTGCCAGGTTTGCTGCGACGATGATAAACTCCAGAAGGATATCAACCAGTTCCTCGTCAGGGTTCATCGCCTTGTTTTCGGACTCGTACATTCTTTGTCACCTCCCATAATCGGCGGTATCGTTTTGCCTCTTACACTTGCCACCGGACACGGGATTGCCGTTTGGCCCCCAAATCAGAGATAATTTTTTAGAGAATTTTTCAAATGATTCAAAACCTTATCTCTGCGGCACGTAAAGGCCTTTCGGGAGATGTTTAGTGATGCGGCAGCAGCACGCTCGGAAAGATCGACCATGATGGTTTTACAAATTTCCAGTTCCTCCGGTGCGAGGGTTGATAGAAGAAGATGCAGCGCATCGAGCATCTCAGCTTCCTCAACTTTCACATCGACCTCTGCGAATGCATCTGGTATATCGTCAAGCCAGGGTCTTTCTTCACCCTCGTCGTTTGTAGCGGTGTAATCCAAGGAGAGGGAGTCTCCGGCTCTGCTGAAGGGGCAAGTCACGCAGTCCATGTCACAGTCCAGTCGCTTGGCGACGGGACACACGCAGCGCCCGTGGCGCTGTTGCTTTTTGCGGAAGGCATCAATGTCGCGGTAATAATCGTGGAACTCCTGCTCTGTGCAGGGGATGCGCTCACGGGTGGAACGCAGATAGATGTAGTGCTGATTGTCATTCTTTTGCATTGCTTGTCCTTTCCCGCTTTGGGAAGGGAGGCGGCAGATACAACAAAAGCCGGTGCATCAGATGACACACCGGCTTCGACGCTCGTGAGAAGGCATGACGAATCAACGGTGGTACATCGGATGGCTGACGGAGAATCCGTCCCGGGTTCCGTATGTATCCACCGCTTCGTTAATGGCCACTCACAAAGCGGAGTAAAATTTATTTCGAAGGAGTTACCTTCGATACCAAAATTATATCTAACAATGTCTGAAAACCCGAATCTTGGCGAGTTACAGTGAATAAGCAAAAAATCCCTGCCAACAGTACCTTTCCGATGTTTTGGAAAGGCTGTGGACAGGGATGAAGGTTAATATGTGCCTCTAATCGTAACTCGGTGAGTTACTAACTTTTTTGTGTTTGTTGAGGTAGCCTGAATTGTACAAACAAAAAGTTACACAAAAGTCATTGAAAAAGTAATTACTTTGTGCTATGATGTAAAATAGCATGAATTACAAGGAGGCAAATCATGGCTGAGGTAAAGAAAAGTATCACTCCGATGGAGCATTATAATATGTCAGACTTCCTGCGTGGGCAGGCATCAAAGATTATAACGACAATATCTACCGAAGATAAGGCTGGTTTTGTCTTGAAAAACGGTAAGCCTATGGCGGTTATCATTTCCAATGACCGCTATGAGCGTTTGCTGAAGGCCGGTATCGACCTGAATGAATATTAATTTGGAGGAACGATGTAATGGCACAGACAAAAATCACCGAAGTAATGATGGACGACAAAACGATAGATGCGTCCAAAGAAATCGCCATGGTATTCTCCATTGCAAATACGCTGCGTGGTCCTTATAAGCCGGACAAGTACAAGGATGTCATCATTCCCATGATTATCCTGCGCCGGTTGGAGTGTGCTCTTGCGCCTAAAAAGAAGGCTGTGGTTGACGCATTCAAGAAGAACCCCGCGGCTCCTGCACAGTTGCTGTGCAAAAAATCTGGCTATCAGTTCTACAATACCTGTGAATTTGATTTGAAGAAACTGCTTACCGAAGCACCTGCCATCGTAGAGAATCTGACTTTTTACATTGAGTCCTTCTCTCCGAATGTCCAAGCAATTTTTGAAGAACTGAAGTTTAAGGAAGAAATCAAAAATCTCGACAAAAATAACCGACTGTTGGGTGTTGTCAAAAAGTTCTCTGAACTCGAACTCGACCCCGAAAAAGTCGATAATGTCAAGATGGGCTATATGTTCGAGGAAATCATCCGCCGCTTTTCTGAAAATGCGTCTGCGGGCGATCACTACACCCCTCGTGAAGTTATCCGCCTCCTCACCAGCATTCTGCTTGCTGAAGGTTGCAGTGATATTTTCTCCGAAGGCAGAGAAATCACCGTATTGGACATGGCCTGCGGTACTGGCGGTATGCTTTCTACCGCACACGATTTCATCGTGCGTATGAACCCGGACGCCAATGTGCGCCTGTTCGGACAGGAGAACAGCCCTGAATCCCATGCTATCTGCCTTGCGGATATGCTGATTAAGAACCAGACTGCAGAAAACATCCGCTTTGCTGACACCATGAAGGAGGACTGCTTTGAAGATACCTCCATGCGTTTTGTCATTGCCAACCCACCTTTTGGTGAGGCTTGGGGCGGCAAAGATGCCGGCGATGGTGTTGAAAAAGCGGTGCGCAAAGAATACAAGAAAGGCAATAATGGCAGGTTCCCGGCGGGATTGCCTACAACCGGTGATATGCAATTGCTGTTTATGCAGCACGCCGTTGCAAAAATGCAGAAAGGCGTTGGTAGAGCTGCTATTATCACAAATGGTTCTCCTCTGTTTTCCGGCAATACCACAAGTGGTGAAAGCCAGATTAGAAGATACCTGCTTGAGAATGATCTTATAGAAGCCATTATCGGTCTGCCTTCTCAGTTGTTCTACAATACCGATATTGCAATCTATGCGTTCATTTTGTCCAAGGGCAAGCGTAAAGAACGCAAGGGCAAGGTTCAGCTTATCGATGCAACCGATATGTGGACTCCTCTGAAGCGTTCTCTTGGCAAAAAGCGTAGAGAAATCTCCAAGGAGCAGATTACCCTTATCACTGAGATCTATGCGGATTTTGCACCTGGTAGAAAGACTCAGTGGTGCGAAAAGCGCAAGCACGAATGCGTTATTGAGAGCAAGATTTTTGACCGAGAGGAATTCCTGTATAAGGAGTGGTCTGTGTACCAGCCCTTACAGCGCCGTGGTGTTATCAATGCGGCTTCTATTGAGGCACTTCGTACCAGCGCTTATTTCACCGCCAATACCAACATTTTCAATGAAGCTAAATTTGAGGAATTGGAGCAGACCGATCCTCGTGACGCTACTGACGAAAAGGCATATCAGAAGCAGATTAAGGGTCGCACCTTTACTGCTGCTGTAATTGAGGCGTTGAAGGCGCAGGAGTCTGACAAGGAATACGATGATTTTTCCAAATTCGTAGCAGTACTGAAAAAGGCTCTCGCAGGTATTGAGGGTATGTCGGATTCTCGTCTCAACGGCATTGCCATGGAACTGTCGTTTATTGACAAGACCGCTGTTGTCCAGAAGGACAGAAAAGGCCGTGTGATTATCGACCCGACAACAAAAGACACGGAAATTATTCGCCTCAATCAGGACGAGAAGGCTTATATGGATGCTGAAGTGTATCCGCATATTCCGGATGCGATTTACTTCTATGACTTTGACGAAAGCAAAGCGGAGAGTGCTACCAATAAAGAGAAATTGGGTGCGGAATTCCCGTTCACCAGGTATTTCTATGTGTACCATGAGCCCGAAAAGGCTGATGATCTGCTGGCGCAATTCATGGAATTGGAGTCTTCGCTTACTGCAAAAATTGCTGCCTTGCAGAAAGGGGCAGAATAATGGAAGAGATGAGACAGACTGGCATCCAGTGGATTGGAGAAATTCCAACTGCCTGGAACACCAAGCGAATTAAATATATGGCAACGTTGAAGGGACGCATTGGATGGCAAGGATTGACATCCGAAGAGTACCAGGACGAGGGCGCATATCTTATCACCGGAGTTGATTTTGCTGACGGTGGTATTGATTGGGAAAATTGTGTTCATGTTCCTATGAAGCGTTGGGAAGAAGCTACGGATATTCAAATTCAGGAAGGCGATCTGTTGATTACCAAAGACGGTACTATTGGTAAGGTTGCTATTGTAACGAATATGCCGGGTGAAACATCACTTAATAGCGGCGTTCTTCGTATTGTACCTATCGAAGGATATAGCCAGCGGTTTCTCTATTGGGTGATTAAATCCGATGAGTTTTGGAACTGGTTTAACTACAAAAATGCTGGCAACAGTACAATTGTGCATCTGTACCAAGGAGATTTTGCGGAATTTTTGTATGCGTTTCCAGATTATGCCGAACAGGAAGCCATTGCAGACTATTTGGATGTTCATTGCGGAAAGTTGCAGGCTATCATCACTGAACTGGAAGCACAACTTGCATTGCTGAAAAAATATAAAAAAACTTATATTTCAGAAGTTGTTACACACGGTTTGAACCCCGATGTGCAGAAAAAGAATAGCCATATAGAGTGGTGCGGAGCGACTCCCGAACATTGGGAAATCCTTCGTATGCAGGATATCGCAACTTACAAAAAAGGTCCCTTTGGAAGTGCTGTAACTGTCGATATGTTTATAGAAAAGGGTGAAAACACCTTTAAGGTCTATGAGCAAAAGAATGCAATTCAGGGCGATGCTTCGCTGGGGTGGTATTATCTATCCTACGAAGATTATAGAGGACTTAAGGACTTTTCTGTTGCTCCTGGCGACATAATAGTGAGTTGCGCAGGCACTATTGGTAAGTGTTATGTTCTACCAGACAACATTGAGCCGGGTATTATCAATCAGGCATTGATGAGGGTAAGAATAAAAGATGGGTTCAATAAATCTTATTTTATTTACTTATTCGATGTTGCACTGGAATATATGAATGAAAAATATAGCAACGGTAGTGCTATAAAAAATATCCCTCCGTTCAGCATTTTGAAGAAACAGAATATCTCTGTTCCTCCGTTAGAAGAGCAAGATGCTATAGTAGCAGAGCTGGACTATAAAACGGCACTTATTGATGCAACTATTGCGGAAAAGGAGCGTCAGCTGCTTACCATGCAAAATCATATGGCTGCCGTAATATTTGAGTATGTCACAGGCAAAAAACGAGTAAAGGAGGTTCGGTAATATGCCTATCAGAGCAGACCAGCTGAGAGAAAAAGAAGATTTCCAAAAGTTGATTCTGGAGCGTTTGGAAGAGGATAACAAATTCCGTATCCGTCCCAACACAGCCTATAAGCCTGGGTTGGCAATGGATACCGAAGTCCTGCTTGAGTTTCTGGAGGATACGCAGCACGATGAAATGGAGCGTCTGCGCCGTATGTATAAAGACCGCACCAACGATACGGTCATTAATTACATCAACTCGGAAATCAACAAGGAAAGCCGTGGCCTGATCGATGTTATCAAGCACGGCGTAGAGTTCGATAATGGTGTTACCCTTCGGCTGATGTATCGCAAGCCGGACAGCACCATCAACACCCAGGCTGTTGCGAACTACCGAAAAAATATCTTCTCCGTAATGGAAGAGGTATATCACAAGGCTGACGAACGCATTGACCTCGTTATTTTTCTGAATGGCTTGGCTATCTTCACAGTTGAACTGAAATGCAACACCTCCGGTCAAAGCTACGAGGACGCCATTAAGCAGTACAAGAATGAGCGCGATCCTTCCACCCGCCTTTTCAAGAGCAGGGTTGGCGTATTTGCTGCGTTTGCCATGGACCTGAATGAAGTGTATTTCACCACGGAACTGAAGGGCCCCGATACCTTCTTCAATCCGTTCAACATTGGTGAAAACTTCGGCAAGGGAAATCCCCACAATCAGAACGGCGTGAACGTCTCCTATATGTGGGAGAACATCTGGACGAAGGATAAAATCCTGTTCCTCATCGAGCGTTTCATCTATATCAAAAAGAAAGAGCGCAAGGATGCTGATACCGGCAAAATCAAAAAGTCCAAGGTGCTCATTTTCCCACGTTTCCATCAGCTTCGTGCTGTTGAGCGGGTTATGAACGATGTTATCGAGAACCACACCTCCTGCAATTACCTTATTGAACATTCTGCGGGCAGCGGCAAGACCGAAACCATTTCCTGGCTTGCTCACATTCTCGCGACGGTTCACGATGCCGCCAATGAAAATATTTTTGATACGGTGCTGATTATCACTGACCGTATCATTGTTGACCGTCAGCTGCAAGAGGCCATTCTCGGCATCGAGCACAAAAGCGGACAGGTCAAGGTTATGGATGATAGGTGCGATTCCGAGGACCTGGCTATCGCACTCGGCGGCAACACTAAGATCGTTGTTACCACCATTCATAAATTCTATTACATTCTCAACAACAATCTGCTCGGAAACCTTAAGGGCAAGAAGTTTGCTGTACTGATTGACGAGGCACATTCTTCTACTGAGGGTGTCTATATGCAGTCCGTAACCAATGTCCTCGCCAATGAGGAGGACGAGGAGGAAAAGACTGAAGAAGACAAGATGCTTGAGGAAATCCAGAAGAGTGGCAAGCAGAGCAATGTTTCTATGATTGCCTTTACTGCTACACCGAAGCCGGATACCCTTCAGCTTTTCGGCACTCTGAACGCTGAAGGTAAGAAGGAATCCTTCGATCTGTATTCTATGAAGCAAGCCATTGAGGAGGGCTATATCCTTAATGTTTTGGACAACTATGTGACCTGGAAAACTTACTGCCATATCAATAAGGCAATCCAGGATGACCCGGAACTCCAGTCTATCGCCGCAAAGCGTAAGATGGCTCGCTTTATCGACCTGCATGATACCAACATCGCACAGAAGGTCGAAATCATCATTGAGCATTTCAGAGCAAATGTGGCCGGGTGCCTTGGTGGTAAGGCAAAGGCTATGGTTATCACTTCTTCTCGCCCGGCTGCTGTAAAATACCGCCAGGAATTTGAACGGTATATTCAGGCGCGTGGCTATACGGGCATTCAGGCTCTGGTGGCATTCTCTGGCAAGGTCAAACTGGACGACAAGGAATACACTGAAACCGGCATGAACGGTTTCAAAGAGGAAGACCTGCGTTACGAGTTTGACCGCAGTTGTTATCAAGTGCTTATCGTTGCAGATAAGTATCAGACTGGCTTTGACCAGCCGAGACTGGTGGCAATGTATGTGGACAAGCGCCTGCGTGGAGTTCAGGCCGTCCAGACCCTCTCTCGACTGAACAGAATTTGTCCGCCTTACGATAAGACTACCTTTGTGTTGGACTTTAAAAACAGCTACGATGATATCAAAGCGGCATTTGAGCCGTATTACAAAGACACCATCCTTTTTGAAACAATTTCTCCGTCCGATATTCGTGACATGGATCGTGAAATTGATGCGTATGACTTCCTTGATGCGGACGATGTTGATGAATTCAATACATACCTCTACAAGGATAACCGCACAGCACGGGACAAGCAGCGTATGTGGTCGTTATTGGATGGGGCTTTGAAGAAAATTACCAAACGCCCCGAATTGGAGCAGATGGAGATCAAGATTACCATCCGCCGATTCCTGAAAGGCTATTGTTTCCTTATCCAGGCTACCGCCTATGAAAACCTCGAATTCCATAAGCGATACAATTTCCTTTCTTATTTGATTAAGGAATTGAACCCCGGTGGTGGTGGAAACAACTTTGATATTGCTGATAAAATTACCGTCAGCGATTTCAGACAGAAGCAGCTGGAAAAGCACCAGGGCGAGGAAATCGAAGCCAAGCCTGAAGTGAAAATCAAGAAACCGAAGCCTGCAAGTCTTGAGGAGGAACAGAAAAAGCTCCTCTCCCAGATTATCGATGAGGTTAACGCCCTGTACGATAAGGACTACGAGCCGGATTTCACTACGAAAGCCGCCATGCAGATTCGTGACCTACTTTTGAAGAACGCTGCACTCAAAGAGCGTCTTGAAAAGAGTGCAAAAAACAACACCCTCAACGAGTTCAAGTTCACCTATGACGACTGTGTCCAGGACGCATTGGTTGAAGGTTATGACCAGAATGCGGATTTCTATACGCTACTCCTCAATAACGAGGAAATTCGTGCGAAATTTGCAAATGTCTTTATGACAGAAATCTATCGAATCCTGCGCGAAGGAACGCAAACAGACTAATTGGTTAGGAGGCTGTCTATGGCAAAGGCTGCAAACCCATTTATGCATTATGTGGCTGATTATGAAAAAGAAGCCGAGGCATTTCTGACAAAATACGAATGCGCTGATGCCATAGACAATCCCAGACCCATACCGATCCGGGATATTGCCACAAGGCTTATGTCTCTGGAAATCATTGATACGGAGTATTTGTCATTCGATGGTAGTGTTCAAGGTGCCATCGCATTTATGAAGGGCATCATTGAAGTGTATGACTGGTCTGCCGAAGAAACCATCGGATATGAGGTGTCACAACCTTCGATTTTCGTTGATGCAGATATCATGAATATCGGACGGTTCAATAATACTTTGGCTCATGAATGCTTCCATTGGTGGCGGCATCGGAATTACTTTAATTACAAGCGAAACCATGAAAATGGGACAGAGTTTGCATTCCGCTGTAACAGAGGAATTTCAACTACCGGGAGCTTGATCGGTGGACAGTGGTCTGATATTGATAAAATGGAGTGGCAGGCAAAAACAATTGCACCCAAAATACTCATGCCACGAACCGCATTCAAGAAAAAGGTCGACCATATTTACCAGGTGCTTCTTGCAGATAATCCAAACGCAGACCGTAGCATCGTAACTGAATATGTAATCGACAATGTAGCAGATTTTTTTGAAGTGTCCCGACAGTCAGCTGCCATACGAATGTATGAATTGGGATATGGTGAAGCTGAGGCATATTGTGCGGGTGAATCCAACGCTCCTGCGAGTCAACTTCAGCATCGTAAGGCGACGCAAGCGAAACGGCATCAACGCCCCATTTCACCGCTCGATGCGTTTAAGCTGTATCGTGAAAATGATTTGTTACGTGCGACATTAGATACAGGCGTATTCTGCTTTTCCGAGGGATATTTCGTTCTGAATGATGACCGTTATTTGTTTGATGCTGGAAATGGCGTCAAATCAATGACGCCTTATGCAAAAGAGCATCTTGCTGAATGTACACTTGATTTCTCTATCAAGCTGATTCCTGACAGCTTGATGCACGGAGCCTCTCAAATGATGTTCCGATCTGATAGTGTTTTTAACACAGAATCCGCCTATGATGCGAATACGCAGAATACGGAACTATTCAATAAGGCGAAGGATTTTGAGAAAAAACTAAAGCGCGCACAGGCCACTGCTACTACTCCCGCAGCATGGATGAAAAAACGCATGGCCGAAGAGAACTGGTACGAGTATACATTTGAAAGCAAAACGGGGTTGGACAAAATGAACTTCTCCCGCGTACAGGGCGAAACGCACAAATTTACGATGCGCCCGCTGATAGCAATGGGAGTTGGTTTGGGATTGGATCTACAAGAGATGCAAGAGGTGTTGAGGCTCGGTGGAATGACCTTTGTTGATGGCGACAAAGAACAAGAGGCTTATAAGTACCTGTTCACAGGTTTTTATCAGCAGGACATTGAAACCTGCAATGCGTTTTTAACCGAGATTGGCGTTCCCCCTCTCGGCACAAAGCAAAGGCTGTAAAAATGAAAATAATATTGGAGGATCAGTATGGCTATACCAAAATTCAAAAAGGAATACGTCATGGATGCCTTAAAATACATCGATGAGAATGGTGTCCCTTTTCATAATCAAAGCACAAAATACGAACTTGTAACCGATGACGGAAAGCGGTATCCACCGAAATATGTAGTGGCTGTTGCTGACTATTTGGCAAACGGAACAAATATTTCTACGGACGGCTTTAATGCCGTAGAAGCAAAAAGCTTTCTGGAAGGCCAGGGCTTTACTATTGAGACAAAGCAGCAGGAAAAGTTCGAACTGTCCATCACCGCCGAAAGTGTGGTATCTACAGACGAGCGGTTCACGATGGATAATATCAGCCTAGGTGACAACTATAAGCCCCTTGATGTCTCCTTCAAAAAGGCAACTGGCGAGGTGATCAAGCGCGCCTACAGCAAGGGTGAGAGAAGAAATTCCAATCAGACCCTGCCTCGCATCGCCTGCCAGGTTTTTGAAAAGCAGATTGCATCTTTGTCTGTTGAGGATAAGGAGAGTTTTCCTGTATGCAAATACAACCCGGACAGTGAGATGATTTGCGGCATCTTTGCAAGTGTCGATGAATACAAAAAGCACCGCAAGACCATAGAATACATGACCTACGGTTATGACAACGGCCGTCAGTTCGTCATTTACTGTTGGAATATCTTCTCCACAATTAGTTTCGTTCAGGAATGCTTGAAGCGGTTCGGTGAACCGGGAGACCAGTTTGTACTGACATACCGAGAAAAAGATGAAAAAGAAACTGTTGTCGAGGAGGCAGAAGCCGCTGCCCAAGAGGAATTGGTTCAGCAGTTCAAAGGATACAGGAATCCGTTCTCCTCTATGCTGATTGAATCTAAAAATCTGATCTTCAGAGGCGCTCCGGGTACTGGCAAGTCTTACCTTGCAAAGGAAATCGCTGCGGATATTATCAGCAACGGATATTTTGACGATTACACCCTGCTGACAGATGAGCAGAAGAGACAGGTGGAATTCGTCCAGTTCCATCCGAGCTACGATTACTCTGATTTTGTTGAAGGTTTGAGACCGAGGGTCAACGATGACGGTACTATGGGTTTTGAACTGCAGGACGGCATTTTCAAAAAGTTTGTTACTCGCGCCAGAAAGAACTACGAGGATTCACAGAAATCCAAAGAAACGGTCGAAAAGGAACTCTCAGTTCAGGAAGCAATGGCAGAATTTTTCGCCAGCCTGGAATTGGGCGTTGATTCCTTCAAAACCATCAATGGCAATGAATTTACCATCGTAAGCGTAGATGACAGCCACATTAATATCTCTATCCCTGGCAATGCAACGGTTAACAAACTCGCACTAAATCTTGATGAGGTTCGGAGAATGTTGGAGTCCGGTCTTCGGTTCGAGAAAATCAAGGACATCACGTCCTTCTTCGGAAAGTCCTTCGCAACGCAGGCATACTCCTACGACTTCGCTATCTACAAAGCCATCAAGGCGAGAAAAGCTACCGGTTCCAAGATTCATGCAAAACAGACCGAATTGAAAAAATTCATTTTCATCATCGATGAGATTAACCGTGGTGAAATATCTAAAATCTTCGGTGAACTGTTCTTTGCCATCGACCCTGGTTATCGTGGAAGATCCGGTGAGATATCTACGCAGTATTCCAATCTGCACCCCAACCCGGATGAAAAGTTCTACATTCCCGAAAACGTCTATATCATCGGCACGATGAATGATATTGACCGTTCTGTGGATAGCTTCGATTTTGCTATGCACCGTCGTTTCCGCTTTGTGGAGCTTCGGGCAGACGAACGCCTTGAGATGCTGGCCTTGCTGGAAAACGAGGAGTTGGAGGCTGAAGCAATCAGAAGAATGGCTGCCCTTAACAAGGAAATTGCTGCCGTTGAGGATTTGAATGAGAATTATCAAATCGGTGCTTCTTACTTCCTGAAGCTGAAAACACTGGACTTTGACCAGCTTTGGACGGATTATCTGCAACCGCTCCTCCAGGAATACATTCAGGGTATGTACGATGAGGAAGGGATTATGAAACGGTTTGCAAAGGCATATGGCTATCAGCGACAGTCCAGAGGTGATGTACATGAAGCTACTCAGGATCAAGGATAACTCCCAACAGAAAAAAGATGCCTTTTCTCAAGTAGCGAAGCTGGCAGGTAAAATTGCAGATAAAACGTTGGAACAGCTTGAGCGTGAAGGCGTATTCGTATTTCCCGAAACCGTAAAGGACGCAGAGGATATTACACAAGATCAGATGATTCTCCAAAGCGTCAATGACACCTATCGCTCCGGCAATGTGATGGGCTTTCTTGGCT